AGTGCTGCGCGATTGGCGAACACGCGCGCGGCCCGAGCTAGCGCGTCGGCAACGGATTGACGGCGGCGCTCGTCGTCAGTCACATCTTCGACAAATACTTCCAGGCTGTCGTCCCAATGGTGAGTGATCCTCACGGTATACTTAACCGGCGGGCGGCGATCTGAGAGATTGATCACGCTCATGGCTTGCTATCCAAAACTGCGCTTGTGATGTCGAGCGTTGCCGAAACGGCGTCGCCGTCGTCGAGTTCCACGCAACGTGCGCGAATGGTCCTGATGATCTCGCGCAGCCGCTCGACCTCGGCCCGCAGATCCGCGTTATCTTTGGCCTGCTTCCAAACAACAGCGCGGGCCTCGTCGCGCTCGATCTCCGCGCACTTGGCATCGACCCTTAGAGATTCGGCCACGGGCATCTCCCCCCGCAGCCGCTCGATCTCGCTTGAGTACACTGGAACATCGGCGCGGAGGCGGGCGTTTTCGGCGCGCAGCATGTCATTTTCCGATACCGACAGGGATATGCAGGCCATGATGTTGTGAACCTCTTGATCGTCTCCATCACCGCTGTCGTTCCACTCAATGGCCCTCAAAGCGTTTGCAACGAGCATGAGATGCTCGCGAAATGCCTTTCGCTCTGGTGAGTGAGTGTGGAATTCGGCATCCCTGACCAAGATGTACAGATAATTCATGCTTCCGCCGCTCATAGCTTTCCCTCCAGCGACTCTTGCGCGCTCAAATGCGGGCAGGTGCCGTCCATTTCCAGTTCCGGACAGGACTCCCTGAGTGCCTTGCAAGAGCAGGCACACTGTCGCAGCACCGCCCGCAGCCGCTCGACCTCGGCCCGCAAATCCGCGATCTCCTCGGCCATGCGCGCGCGGATCATGCCCTCGCTGATCATGCCGGATTGGTGGTCAGGGTGGCGCATTGCGCGTTCATGCCAAGTTGGGATGTCGCTCATCGTCCGTCCTCCCTCTCGACCACCGTGAGCCCGGCGGCCCTGATTGCGTCCAGCGTCGCCTCGACGTCGGCGAGAACCTCGTCGCGCGCGTTCTGCGACAGGCCGTCCCAGTCGGCGATGCCGGTCATCCGTTGGCCGTCGGCGACCAGGACGGCGTTCCACCGTTCGCGCGCGATCCGCTCGGCCAGCTTCTCGTCGTCGTCGCTCATCGTCCATCCTCCTCCGGATAAGGGTCTCGCCCAGCCTCGATCTCCTGGCAGATCCGGCGCAATTCGTCGGCTTGCGCGGCTCTCGCGGCGTCGCGCGAAGAAATATATGCCGCCGTTCGCGTTTCCCACGCCGCCGCCTCCGCCGCCGCCGCCGCCGCCGCCGACGCCGCCTCCGCCACCCACGCCGCCTCCGCCACCCACGCCGCCTCCGCCGCCGACGCCGCCACCGCCGCCACCGCCGCCCTCGCCGCCTCCGCCGCCGACGCCGCCACCGCGCTCGACGCCGCCGCCGCCGCCCACGCCGCCTCCGCCGCCCTCGCCGCCTCCGATGCCGCCCACGCCGCCGTCGCCGACCACGCCGTCCACGCCGCCTCCGTCAGCTTGGCAGTGCTTGCGCGGCCTCGGGCATATTCCTCTGCGACATCGAGAGCCGTGAAACTGCGGGGGTCGGTCATCAGGTGCTGCACCTGCCGCGCGGCCCACACAGCATAGAGTCGGATCTCTCGATCTCGGCCTTCGACCGCGCGCAGGCACCAGAGCGCGTCATCAAGCCCGTTGCTGTCGAGAACCGTAGCGATTGCCAGCGGCTCGTCGTCGGCTGCGGTTTTGACCAAATGGCGCAGCAATTTCTCCCATCCCTCTCGGCAGGGTTTGTGGCTGCGGATCTTGTTCAGGGTCGTAATCATAATGCGCGTACCTCCTCAAGTTTGATTGCCATTGCCTTCAAGGCGGCATACTTGGCCGTCCCGCTCGCAGCCTGAGCCGCCCTGACCGCAAACGAGTGATGCCTGCCACCCAGAGCGTGGGCGATCGTCGTCGTAGTCGCCCCTCGTACTAGATCCACGCAAAGCGCAGCGGCAAGCGCGCGGGCAGCGGTTACAGGGCGGGATCGGGAGGGGCCGAGGATATCGGCCACCTCCACCCCCGTGACCTCGGCCACCAGGCGCGTAATCGCCCTGATAGCCTCTGTTTCGGGGTGCCGGCTCATGCGACTTCCGTCAGTTCAGCAGCGACAGCGGCAGGCCCGCGAGCAGCGTCGAGATCGCGACGACGCTCGGCGACGGCGGTCAGAATTGCGTGGGCCAGGCGCTCGGCAACGGACGCATTGATGGAGAGGCAGACGCCGGTGTCGGGCAGGGATACCTCGAAGAAATCGGGCGTTGTCGCTTCCCCAGCGAGAACCTCACGGGCGCTGTACAGATAGCGCGCTTCGACGCTGATCTCGGCCGGAGATTGCTGGCCGTATGAGATTGCGTTGATGCGGATATTTGCCATAACAGTCTCCTGTTGAACGGTTACTGAGGGCCATCCTCAGGCGGCGCGTGACGCCACGACGGGGCTGGTCTGCCCCGTTTCGGCCTAGTTCATCCGGTGCCGGTCAACGATCGTCTGATCCCAGACTTGTAGCCGCTCGCATTTGGCAACGTAGTCGGCGCCCAGCATGTCCTCAACGACACCCTGATCGTCGGTCACGATGTAGGCGCCGCTCCCGCATTGGCTCTCAAGGAGCCAGCCGCCGTCTTCCTCGAGCGCGTGACGGGCGTCGTCGTAGTCGGCATAGACCTTGTACATATCGTCCTCCATAAAGTTGCGTGCGCTTAATTGCACAATTTGTGCGGTTCGGCAAGAGAGAAAATCCCCCATCTCGCACAATTCCTCCACCGCCGCAGCGGCAGGCCCGCGTGACGCTGTATATGCCGACATCGGTGGGCATGGCCGGGGCCGTCTTCCTAAGACCAGGCAGACCTTGCGGCCGTTCTCGTCCTTTCCGACCAGGCGGGCGGTATAGTTCGGCACGTCTAGTCCCCCTCCTTGGCCGGCACGCCGAGGAACCGATACCATGCGCCTAGATCACTGATGCCGCTCGCCGCGCTCCCCTGAAAGAACGCCTTAGGGTTTGAGGCGTGGAACGCGCGGCGCTTGGCGGACACCCATAACAGAAAGCCCGCCATGCGACCGCCTGTGTAGCGTTCCGAATCCTTCGCGAGCATGACGTCGGGATCGGTCTCGCCGTGTTCGGCGCAATACCGCAGATAAACCGGGTTATAATCGGGCATGGCGTGTTTCCTTTTCTGCTGTGGTTATGGATGGCATGGCAAGCTGGGTCTGCGGATCTGGGGCAAGAAGATGGGCGCCCGGCTTGGACCAGGCGCCGAATACGGCCCGATTCGCATGGCGCGACGAAAGTCAGAGATCGTGAATATTTGCATAATCATCCCCAAAAAATCAGGTTCGCGACGACAAAAAGCATCGCCATTACCCACAATATGCCGATTGCAATTTCGGATAGCAGGCGCATGGTCAGAACCAGCGCCGGGCGATTCCGCGGCCTAGTTCGCGTTCCGCGCGCATGCGATCATCATGCGGGCTTGCGGCCGTCCCTTGCCGAAGATGCAGGGTGATAGCGCGGGCCAAAACGGCGCCGGCAGCGGCTCGATATTCCGTTGCCCAATACTGACCGGGCGTGTAGTCGCATGATTGCGTGGCGTCATCATATGACAAGCGCCCGCCGTAAGCCTTCAAGGCTTCGCGCATGGTTTCCGCCTTCAAGCTTGGGAACCGTCGCAGCAATCGCAGCATGGCACGGCAATCCTTACCATCATTGGCGACGTCACGGCGGTCTATGCGCAGGCTTTCAAGCTCACGACCGTAGTCGGCGGGATTGATCCCGCTGCGGCGGTTTATGTGGCGTTCGATTGCGCCGATGATCCTTGCGGCTTCATAATTCATAACATTCTCCGTTGTCTGACCTCTTCAGGCGCCGCCTCACGGCGCGACGGGGGAATGCCCCGTTTCGGCCTAACCCACGAAAACGACGACGCATTGATTGCGCGGCCGGATTTCGATGGTATCGCCGAAATCGCAGACGTCGCAACGCACTCGGGATAGTCCTGCCCACCGCTTGGCGCGGCGCACGAGGGCGAGTCTGCTAGGCTTGTCGCTGGCCTGTATCTCGCCGCGGCGCACCCAAGAATAGTTAGCTTCTCCGCCGAAAGTGTCTGTCATCTCGATTGGATACATAAAGCCCTCCAAGGTTATTAGTTGGCGCATTGCGAATAGTCGAGTCCGGGGCATTGCGGCATGCCCCGAGTGACGGAATCCAAGAACGGATCATGCGGCGCTCTCCGAATCGAAACGCTCAGACTGCCATGCTCGATTGCCGAGTACGGGCAATGTTGCGGTCGAACATTGCGCGCGCATTGCTGAATCCAAGCGGTAATCTTGTCGGCTTCCACCATGCCGCGCGACGCTGCGATAGCCTTGGAAGCGGCCTCCTTCACGGTTTCCGCTTGAAAGTAGGCGGGACGGAAAACCCCCATAAACCCTATGCCGATTGTGTACATAACGTCTCCTCCAAAGGTAGCGGGGGCGCAGTGTGCGCCCCCTAGTGTGGATCATCCCCGCAGCTTCGCGTCGAGTGCCGCGCGGTCGAAAGCGCGGGCGGCGCGGTAGGCTGCGACGTTGGCGTTGTACCGCGCCCGATACTCGGCGGCGCGACGGTCGCATTGCCGGCGCCCATGGGCGATGATGATCCCGTAGAGCGCTACGGTTCCGGTCGCGATTGCGAAAGCTTCGATCATCTTGGTTTCTCCTCAGGGCAGCACCGCGCCGCCTATGCCGGTCATTATAGTTGTGATTCACAACTAGGGAATAGGAATCTGGCAATCTGTCACCGCATTTTTTCTTTAAGTAGCCCCTAGGGAATCTTTAAACGGGGTTGTCGAAAATTGTATGGATTCGGCAGGGGGAAGAAAGCCCCCAAGCCCCGCTTTCCATCAATTCAAGGGTCAGATAGAGGGGATGTAAGGGGGGAGATAGGACAGACTTCGGCCCGCGGCCTGGCGCTGGCCGACGGAGCTGGCAACCGACAGAAGCTGCACAATCAAGCCGACATCACTTCCCCGCCACCGTGATAATATCACGCTATACCCCTACATCTAAAATGCCACCGATCTAGGGCCTAGACCCGGCGGCGCTCGACCATCAAGCTCGACCCGGCCCGATGCTGGGGGCAGACGACAGCGCGCGGCCGCTCGACCGGCACCCCTCCCCTACCCTTGACGAATTGGCGACAACAGACCCCCCCCCGGCCTTGGGGTTTGCCAAGACGATCTGCGCGCGCTACGTGTATGTCCTCACCCTTGCCAATAGAACGGGCCTTGCTTCCTACAAAAAAAATCAAATTTGATGGATCTCGCCATTCCATCCCTTGTGGTTGGTCTAGGCAGGTTATTGTTGATTGGGGGGCGATACGGAGGTGTTGGGAGGCTGGGGCGTCGGAGTGGTGGTTGAGGCGTAGGTGGGGTGTGACGGGGCGGGAGATTGAGGGTAGGTATTCTTCTTGGGATCATGAGCGGAGGGAAGGAGCTATGGCGCGGAGGCAGGGTGTTGTGGTGGAGGGTGGGTTGGAGGGGTATACGAGTGTTGAGATGTGGTTGGATGCGTTGGTGGGGTGTGGGGTTGGGGAGGGGTTTCAGTTGGATGCGTATGCGGTGGCGTTGGACACGTTGGCGCGTGGGGTGCCTATAGGGTTGGCGTGTGAGGGGGCGGGTCTTTCTACGGCTCAGGTGAACAAGATGCGGCAGACGAGGCCGCAGATTGACCAGTTGTTTGTCCAGGCTCGTGCGTTGGCGGCTAGGCCGTTGGTTGAGAAGGTAATGCGGTCGGAGGATTGGCGGGCGGCGGCGTGGATGTTGGAGCGGAATGTTGGTAAGGAGGAGTTTCGTCAGGATCGGGTGCAGCAGGACAAGCTGGTCATTGAGATCAATGTCAGCCGGGACAAGCAGATTGCTGCGGACAATGGGGTTATCGACGTGACGCCGGAGCCGGTGAATGCCGAAGTGGTCGCTCAATTACCAGCCAAACGCTAAGCAGTCTGTCCTGCATGCCGTTCGCGCCAGGCAGGTGATGTATGGCGGGGCGGCTGGGGGCGGGAAGAGCCACGCGCTCAGGATGGATGGCTTGATTGCCTGCCTGGAGAACCCTGGCTTGCAGGCATACCTGTTTCGCAGGACGTATCCGGAGTTGAAGGACAACCATCTGATTCCGATCCAGCAGATGGCGATTCCGCCCGAGGTGGCGACGTGGAAGGAGACGGATCGGAAGCTGACGTTTTACAACGACAGTTTCCTTCAGTTCTGTTTTGCCGAGGACCAAGCGGACATCTTCAAGTACCAGGGCGCGGAGATGCACTGGTTGGGGGTGGACGAGGGGGCGTTGTTCCTGCCGGATCAGTTGAAGTTCTTGCGGACCCGAGTGCGGCTTGGCCGGTGGCAGCCGACGCAGCAGGATATGTTTCCCAGGATTGTCATTGGCAGCAACCCTGGAGGCCCGGCGCATAACTTTCTGCGCGAGGTGTTCATCGAGCAGGCGCCGCCGATGCACGTGTTCTATGACCGGACGACATCGACCAAGCGGAGCAAGGGGTGGAAGAGCGTCTACATCCCGGCCCGGATGGACGATAACCCTTACCTGGATGTGGAGAACTATGAGGGAACCTTTACCGCCTTGTCAGCCGAACGGGCCAAGGCACTCCGGGACGGCGACTGGGATGTGGTGGCTGGAGCCGCACTCTCGATGCTTGAGCGCGGGAAGCATATGGTACGGCACTTCAAGCCACCGAGACATTGGACGCACGTCATGGCTATGGACTGGGGGACAGCCAAGCCATTTTCGGTGGGGTGGTACACGATAAGCGAAGGCGCCGTGCTGGCAGCAAAGAACGGGTTCCCGGAGGTTCATCTGCCAAAGGGGGCGGTCATACGGTTTGCCGAGTGGTACGGCTGGTCTGGAGAGGCGGACACGGGGTGCCGCATGTCGTCGGGGGAGGTTGCCCGCGAAATTCTCAAACTGGAACAGGAAATGGAACTGCCGCCGATTGATTTGCGGATTGCTGACCCGCAGATGTGGGCGAGCCAGGATGGGCCGAGTCCGCAGCAGAACATGCGCGTTGCGACCAATGGACGGATCATCCTCAAGCAAGGCAGGCGCGATCGGAAGGCAAACTACACCGAGATTGTCAATCGGCTGGTTGGCGAGCGGTCGGACGATGGCAAAACGGTCCCGATGTTCTATGTGACGGCCAACTGCCGACATTTCTGGAGAACGGTGCCTGGCCTTGTGCTAGACACGATGGAACCCGACAAGGGGCCGGCGACCAGGACGCAGGAGGACCATTGCTTTGCGGCCGGCACGCTTGTTGACACGTTAGAGCGCGGGCCTGTTCCGATTGAATACCTGATACCTGGATGCCATGTCGTCACCCCGCTTGGGTACGCCAAGGTTCTTGCTTGCGGTATGACAGGAACACACCAAGAAGTTTGGATGGTTCAGGCTGAAGGCCGGACAATCATCGCCACGCCTAGCCATAGAATGCTTACTCATCGTGGGTGGCTAACCATTGACGAATTGACTTTGAATGATATGCTGGTGGAACAGGAGGTTTCCTCATGTCCGCACAGTATTTCAATGGTGAAGCGTATTGGCTTTGCGGCAAGTATTGGCAGCGCCGTGGCAAGCGACTTCACCGCATGGTTTGGCAGCATTATCACGGGGTTATTCCGAAAGGATACCACGTCCACCATAAGGACGGGGACAGAAGCAACAACGACATCTCCAATCTTGAGCTTGTCCACGGCTCAGAACACTTGTCGCGCCACATGCGGGAGCCGGAGCGAAGAAAGCACCTTGACCGAGCGATCAAGGCTGCCCAAAAAGCTGCTCGCGCTTGGCATGGCAGTGAAGAAGGCCGCAAATGGCATTCGGAACGCGGCAAAGCAAACGGCGCGCTTCCTGCTAGATTTGCCAATGTATGCAAAATCTGCGGTGCGGGCTTCATGGCGAAGCAACGTCGATCGCGCATCTGCTCAAGCGTATGCCAACGTGAAAACTTCCGCCGTCTCAATCCAGAGTATCACGCCATACGGCGTCGCAAACGTGTACAACCTTCGGGTGGAGACGGTCCCGGTATTCACGATTGAGGGCGGATTGGTAACCCACAACTGCTATGACGAAACGACGCTACTCCTGTCGGCGTTTTTGAGGGTGACAACGGAGCAAGATCGTTATAACGATGAAATGCGTGAGCTTGCCGAGCAACACGGCGGGGTTGCGCGAGACCCATACGCGGTGAGACGCCGCAGATAGGTCTAGTTCGTTTCTGGAGGGCATTATGGCAGCGTTAAAGTTCTTTATCCCGTACCGGGCGCCTCATCCCGAGGGCGAAATCCTGGCAAAGTCCTTTTTGGGCGCAACCCCAGCATGGCATGGGGACGAACTCGGGCATAACAACATGCACTATGGCATCCTCTACGCCCAGGATCTGAGGATGCGTTGCAAGGCTCAGGGCAAACGGTGGATTCATGTCGATCACGGCATGTTCCATCGGTCGTCTGGGCTGAACAAGTGGGACGGGTATTACCGCTTTTCGGCTGAATGCCAGAGCAACACTTACCGGACGCCATCGGAAAACGACCGAAAGAGGCTTGATAAGCTACTTTCGGCCGGGATTTTGCGAGTTTCTGGCTATAAACCGCCCCAAGGTGGCCAAATCTTGGCCTATCAGCCGCCAAGCGACCACATGCGGAGGTTTGCCAACCTGCCGCCTAATTTTGACATTGTTGTCAAGCGTGTGGCAACGGACATTTGGCCGAATCTTGAGTTTCGGGTCTACGAAAAGGGGCCGAAACAAGAAGACTTCTATGCCAACCTTGGCGCGTTTGCGTCTTTTGGCAGTACGATTTCCGTCGAGTGCTTGCAACGCGGGATTCCGTTCCTGATTGCTGGCAATCGCAACCACATGCCTGGCTGCAATCAGGTTTGGGCGGGCGAGGACAAGGAGAGAATGCTGGCGCTAGCGTATATCGCTGGCAGAAACTTTACCGTGCGCGAGATGCAGAACGGCACGGCGCTGGAACACATGATGGCAAACGGCGAGATCGCCTTGGAGGGCAAATGATCAAAGCCAAGTCTGCGAAGGCTAAGGGCCGACGCTTGGAACAATGGATCGTCAAGCAGTTTGAGGGCTTGGGCTTGCTGGCACGGCGCCAGCCAGGTTCTGGCGCTTTTGACGCTTTCCCGCATGATGTCGAAGCCGTGCTGAAAGACGGCAATCGGGTGCTGGTCGAAGCGAAGCAGCGCAAGAAGGACGCTTGGGCAACGGGCGAAAGGTGGCTTGGCCGGGCCGACATCCTGGTAGTCAGGATTGACCCGGAGCCGTTCAAGCCCGAGAACGAGCCGCGCGTTTACATGAAATGGTCCACGTTCGAAAGGTTGGTCAAATGACCATCAACGAACGCGCCAAGGCGGAAGGATTCGAGATCATCCGTCTCAAGCTGGGTGGGGACCAGATCCCCGGCTGGTTGCATGTCGAGAACTACGCCGAGCCGCTGGGCGCCACCCCAGGCTCTATCGACCAGATCCTTTGCACGGGGGTTGTCCAGACTATGCCCCGGTGGCTGGTCGTTAACCTGCTGCGCGATTGGTACGACAAGCTCCGCGTCCAGGGCTTGCTGGCAATCGAAATGCCGGACTTGGACAAGGCAATTCTGCTGCGCGAGCGTCAGTCGGCGGGCGATCTCATTGCCACGCCCCTGGGCTACCTCAACGTCGGGCAATGGGCGCTGTACGGCGACCAATGGGAAGGCAGCATCGGCAACCAGTATGTCTGGACTGTCCGGGAGTTCGTACAGGAACTGAACAAGGCCGGGTTTTATGTGAAGGAAGCCAGCCACGACGCCAAGTTCAACCGCAAGGGCCTTGATATGTGGGTCGTTGCCGAGAGGGTCGCATGAGCAACATTGAGATGTACCGGAAGATGCACCAAGAGGGGCATTTCCGCGGCCACAGCACCCGCAAATGGTCAACTCAGATCAAGAGCCTGATCGACAAGCATGGCGCCAAAACCATCCTGGACTATGGCAGCGGCCAGGGAATGCAATACGACGATCAGAAGCTCCATGAGGCGTGGGGCGTTGCCAAGCCGACGATGTATGACCCTGCCGTTCCTGGCATAGATGTCCTGCCCAATGCCCTGCGACCGTTTGATGGCGTCATCTGCTGCGATGTGCTGGAGCATCTTGAAGGCAAGGAAATCATGGGTGCGATGTTCAACGTCGTCATCCGCGCCAAGAAGTTTGCTTTCTTCTCTATCTCAACAAAGAAGGCAAAGAAGAGCCTGCCCGATGGCCGCAACGCGCACCTGACCATCCAGCCACCAGACTGGTGGTTCGGCATGTTTAACTCGTTGCCAGCCATCATCCCAACCAGTTCATGCCAGATTGAGGTGGTCTTCGATGGAGATTGACCCCCTTCCCTACTGGATAGGCTACGACGCCAGGGAACGTGAGGCGTTTGATGTCGCCATGTTCTCTGCTCAGCGCAAGTCGTCAATCCCGCTGGTTGTCCGCCCCCTGAAGGCAAGAGACTTGCGCGGGTCTGGCTTGTTCACGCGCGAGTGGCGGACCGAGAACGGCATCATGCACGACGTTGTGGATGGCCGTCCGTTCAGCACTGAGTTTGCCTTCACCCGGTTCTTGGTGCCCGCGCTTCAGAACTATCAGGGCTGGGCGCTGTTTACCGATTGCGATGTCCTTTGGTTGGACGACATCGGCAAGTTGCTTGCCGAGCGGGACAACAGATACGCCGTCATGGTCGTGAAGCTTGACCACGTTCCTGAAACGACGCGCAAGATGGACGGCCAGATTCAGTCTTGGTATCCGCGCAAAAACTGGTCGTCGGTCATCTTGTGGAACTGTTCGCACCCGGCCAACAGGGCGCTGACGCCTAACATCGTCAACACTATGACGGGCGAGTTCCTGCATCGGTTTTCATGGCTGACCGACGCGCAGATAGGCGCCCTAGACCCTGGATGGAACTTCCTGGTCGGTTACAGCAAGCGGTGGAAGGTCAAGCCCCGGCTGATGCACTTTACCGAAGGCGGTCCCTGGTTTGACCACATGCGCGACTGCCCGTTCGCCTCCTGGTGGACGACAGAGTACGACGAAATGATGAAAACGGAGGGAAGATTCGAATGAGACAGGTTCTGAGGGACGGGTTGGTTTTTCCCGCCGACGACGATCACTTCCACGGCAAGGTCACGGAATACCAGAAGGCCGTGTTCGACATGGCGATGGGATACGTTGACGACATTGACCATCAATGCACGGCGATCGACGCCGGCGCCCATGTGGGCATCTTTACGCGACGGATGCGGGTGTTTTCTGAGGTCTTGGCCTTTGAGCCTGACTTTGAAAACTACGCTTGTCTGGTCGAGAACACGGCCATGTTGCCGAATGTCAAGCCGATCCACGCTGCCCTGGGCCGCACCAATGGCTGGGGATCGGTTCAGGTGGACCACAAGCCAAACTCTGGCGCCAGGAGCTTTGTCCCTTTTGAAAAGGGCGAGATCCGGGTGTTCCCTATCGACCTGTTCCTGACTTCGCCGGTGAAGCTCATCAAGATCGACACCCAGGGCGCCGAGCAGGACATTCTGATGGGCGCCAACATGCTGTTGCGGCGCGACAAGCCGGTCCTGATTGTTGAGATGCCAGATACAGACACGACCATCTATCTGTGCAACCTTGGCTATCTGCCGGTTGGTCGGGTCAACAAAGACCAGGTTTTTGCCAGGAGGGATTGAGATGCGCGCGCTGGTTGTTACGAGTTGGTCGGACGTTGGTTACGAACTCTATGGGCGCCGGTGGGTCGAGACGTTCGACAAGTACTGGCCTGGAAGCTGCACCAAGCTGGTTGTGACCGACTGGCACCTGAGCATTGACCAGCAGTTCACGGCGTTTAAGGAGCGCCATGCCGACAAGGTTCTGGATGCCAGCCATCCAGGCTACGACTACCGCAAGGACTTGCTGCGTTTTGCCCACAAGGTCTTTGCCCTCAAGGCGGCGCTCAAGGACGCCGAAGGATACGACTATCTGATCTGGCTTGACGGGGATGTCGAAACCAAGGCCGAGATCACGGACGACCTGCTGGCGAAGATCTGCCCGGACGACAAGGACGGCGCATTGCTGTCCAGAGCCGATAGCGCGCCGCACCCTGAATGCGGGTTCATGTCGTTCAACCTGCGTCGCAAAGGACGGGATTTTCTGAATCGTTTTATCAATTTGTATGAAAGCGACAACATCCTGAAGCTGAATGAATGGCACGACAGCCATGCGTTCATGATTATGCTGGTCGCCCACACCAAGTTCGCTGATTCGGTCTGGGAAGACTTGGCGCCAGCCGGCGTCGGGCCGCATGGGCTGGATGCGTTTGAGGCTTCAATCCTCAATGACTTCTTCTACCACAAGAAGGGCAACCGCAAGTTCCAGGCCGAAGCATTGACCAATGCCGAGATCCTGGCCCGTCTCTTGCAAGGCAGGACGGCCAAGATCGTGCGCCCGACTGGCCCGTTTGACGGCATTGTCGAGGATGTCGTCGTCCTGGATTGCGACATGCAGCCCGTCGAACTGCTGCGCGAGGTTGTCCCGAAGTTGACGGGCAAGACAGTCATCTATCGTGGCTGGTACTCTCAGGACGCGACCGGCGCGCATGTGGACACCACGCGCTTTGGTATCAACAATGTTCGAACGGACTTGGTGGCTTTTGAGAGCATCGAGCCGGCCAAGGGCGGCGGGTTCATCCACCTTGCCGTTGATCGGGACACGCCATTCCCCGCCGATCTCCCTGTCTTCCGGCACCGCGAACTTGAGGTGATCAGCAAGGAGCAGGCGCGCGAAATCACCAACGGCGCCTACCAGACCAACATGCTGGTCAAGACGCAGAACTGCGTTGATGAAGAGACCATCCGGGCCAACATCGTCGCCAACCTTGACCAAGTGAAGGAGTGGGTCCAGGGGACGTTGCCGCACCGGAGGCGGGCTATCATCGTGTCGGCTGGTCCCAGTCTGGATCTGCCCGAGACCTTGGACGCCATCCGCAAAGAGGTGGCCGACGGCGCTTTCTTGTTCTGCGTGAAGCATTCGCACCGCAAGCTCATCAACGCCGGGATCATCCCCAGGGCATGCGTCCTGCTCGACCCGCGCCCGCATGAAGGCATCTCGACGCACGGCGAGCCACGGGCTGACCTTCTTCCCGCGGCGCATCCAGGGGTGATCTATTTCTGCGCGTCGATGGTTGACCCTGGCACGGTCAAGCGGCTTCTCGACACCGGGGGCCGTGTGGTGGGCTGGCATGCGGCGGTTGGGGCAAACGAGGTTTCGGTTTTGCCTGACAACCACAAGAAATTTCTCATGGGTGGCGGATCATCGTCTGCCGGCCGTGCTATGATCCTGGCCTGGCAGTTCCTTGGGTTCACAAGCATCGGGTTGTATGCCTTTGATTCCTGTCACTTGGATGAGTCCAAGATTGACAAGAATGCAAGGCATCAGGACGGCACGGAAAAGTACTTCCTGATGGAAGTCGGCGCGGGCAAAGCCAAGAAGCAATTCTGGACCGATCGCGACATTCTCTGTCAGGCTCAGGACTTCAGCCGGTTCCTCAACGAATGCCCCTGGATCCATTGGGACGCGCACGGGCCTGGCATGGTCGCGTATCTCTGGAAAAACACCAAGGGCAACCTGCCTAGCTTCGAGGAACAGTTTGGATGAGCAAATACCGGGGCGATAGCACGAAGATCAAGCGCAGGCGTCGCGCGCCTCTTTCGGCCTTCCTGGTCAACGTTGCCGATGGCATCGACAAGGAAGCTCGCCGGGAGATCGCGCAACTCTGCCTTGAGGACTTTAAGTCCGATCGGCTATCGCGCCAGGGCTGGGACGCCATGCACGCCGACTGGGTGGCGGTCTACAACCAGCAGGACACGCCCGTAAACCGTCCCTGGGAGGGGTCAAGCACGGAGAGCCTTGGCATCCTTACGGAAGCCTGCAACAGTTTCCAAGCGCGGGCCTACAAGGCGTTCTTCCCCTCCCGAATGCCTGTGGCTGCCATCCCGGTCGGCCCTCAGAGCGAGGACTCGTCAGACAGGGCGAAGCGGGTGGCGCAGTACCTTCAATGGTCGTTGTTCGTGAAGGAGCAGTCCTACAAGGAGGACAAGGCGGCGATGCTTTTGCGCGTCGCGGTCCACGGCTCGGACTTCACCAAGACGTACTTTGACCCGGTGATGAACCGGATTGTTGTGCGCTCTGTCAGGGCAGAGGATCTGTACGTGCCTTATGCGGTGGGACCAGTCAGCATTGACGAGGTTCCCCGCAAGACCGAACTGATCCATTTGGCGCTGAACGAGGGCCGCATTCGGGCCAGCGAGGGGTACTTCTTGGTCGCCCCTGACCCGATGCAGATCGGGCAGTACCGCTCTCCAATTCAGGAGCAAAACGACCAGGATACCGGAGTGGTCCAGGTCAACGCGGAGAGCGACGACTACGCCCAGATTATTGAGCAGCATCGCGATCTCGACCTTGACGGGGACGGGATTGCAGAGCCTTACAAGGTGTGGGTGGACCTTACCTCGGAGGAGCTTCTTCGCATCGAGGTCCGCTATGAGGTGGACAACACGGGGCGCCCGACCAACGGACGGATGCCGATCGAGGAGTACACCCACTATCGGTTCTTGGTGAACCCAGACGGTTTCTATGGCTTTGGCCTTGGGTTCCTGCTCGGCAACACGAACATTGCGATCAACAAGCTGCTACGGCAGTTCATTGACGCCACGACCCTTTCGATTGCCGGGAATATGTCGGGGTTCATTTCCGAGTCCCTGAACATCAACACGGGGCCGATCAAGATCGAACTGGGGTCGTTCAAGTCGGTTTCGGCAAGCACGGACGACATTCAGAAGGGCATCAAGACGCTTTCGTTCCCCGCGCCGCCGCCGACAGTCATGCAGGCCATGACTGCCCTGGAGGCTCGCGCGCAGCGCATTGGCGCGACGACGGATGCTGTGTCTGGCGATGTGACCAAAGTGCTTCAGCCGTCTACAGTAAGCCAGTTGATCGACCAGGCGCTGACGGTCTTTACGTCGGTGCAGGAGTTCCTGCTCAATTCCTGGTCGCGGGAACTGAACAAGATTTATCGGCTCAATGGGCTGTATTTCCGTGGGTACGAGGCGTTCGTAACCCTGACCCCGGACGGCGCGCAGGCCAGCGAGGTGACGGCGGATGACTTCCTCCAGGACATGATGATTATGCCTGTGGCCGATCCGCGCTTGGCAAGCCAGCAGTCGCGCATTCAGAAGGCCCAGTTCCTGTTTGACTTTGCGACCAAGAACCCGTTGATCGCCACCAACCAGGACGCTTTGTTGCGGATCTCCCGGCGGTTGTTGGAGGAGATGGAGATCGACAGCATTGACGGTCTGCTGCCTCGCAGCGTCGAGGAACTGCCGCCGCCGCCTCCTGACCCCAAGGCGATGGCAGAGCAGCAGAAGGCTCAGGTTGAAGCGGCCAAGTTGCAGTTTGAGCAGCAGAAGGCTCAGCAAGAGATGATGCTGGAGCAACAGAAGCAACAGGTCCAGACGCAGATTGAGCAGGCGCGGATTGCCGGCGACCAGCAGTTGCAGCAGATGCGGATCGAGTCCGAGCGGATGGTCCAGGAGATGCGACTGGCGAACGAGCGCGCAATCGCCCAGGAGAAGATGAACCTGGAGCGTGAACTGGCGACTATGAAGTTGCAGATCCAAGCTCAGATCGACCGCGAGAAGATCATGATGGACGCGGAGGTCAAACGCGAGGCGGAAGCGGCCAAGGCGCAAGCGAGTCGAGAGCAGCAGCAGGCCGCGGCCCAAACGTCGGAGAACGGCGCCAAGCAGATGGCCGAGATGATGAAGGCTGTGACCAGCGCCATGACTGGGCCGAAAGAAGTGAAGATCACATCTGAACCCAGGAAGGTCGAGATTGTTTCGACCCCGCGATAAGTTAACGCGGCGGGAGGAGCCGACATGGCGAAGAGCAACGTATTTGAAAACGATCTCCTGAAGTTGATATTCAACGGGGGGACGATTGCCAATCTGGCGCAGAACGCGACTGTCAGCCCGCTGACTGGGCTTTATTTTGCCCTGCACACGGCTGACCCTGGTGAGGCTGGCGACCAGTCAACCTTTGAGGTTGCGTATCCCTCTTATTTTCGTGCAAGCGTCGCCAGGACTTCGGCAGCATTTCTGGTGTCTGGCAATTCGGCTTCTCTGGCGTTTGACCTTGACTTCCCTGCTTCTTCTGGCGGCGCCACGACGACTGCGCCGTTCTTTTCGGTCGGTACGGATGCCAGTGGGCCAGGGAAGATTTTGTACCGGGGGACTGTTTCGGCGGCGCTGGTAATCAACCCTGGGAACACGCCACGCCTTCTTTCTGGCTCCAACATCACGGAGGAGTGAAATGTTGAGTGAAAGACTTCAGGACCGGGACATGGTGTTGCTGTCGGATGGCGACGCGGCCAAGAAACTCAACACCCCAGATCCGACCTTGCCGGGCATCGAGCGGTGGTCGCCGACGAACTGGGGCATGGCCGATTTCATGGACATCCTTGGCATGGAGGATGCGGCAAGGTTCTTGGCCGCTGCCGAGCAATACACCCGCGGCCCTTTCATCTTGTTCTGCCGGCTGGTGGATCAGGGGCGGTTTGACATGAGCCGCCCTTCGTCCCGCGAACTCATCAATCTGGCCGTTGAGAACGGACTGTTGACCGATCCGCAGGCGCTCAAGATTTTGGACGCCGCGCGATATGTGGTCTACCCGTCTTGGGCTGAACACAACAAGGTTCATGTCGATGCGCGGGCTGTGGGTCTTGCGCGCGGAGGTCGGTGATGGCAGTCGCGTCCTATTCAACCCCGGCAGTTCGAACGGCGAACATCCTTTCGACCGCGGCGAACAGTCTTGCCAACGGCTCTGAAGGCCCGACGATTACCTTCGACAACACGACGGCCAAGGCTTACTACGCGACGATCACGCTCAAGTTGGCGGCGTTTGCGGCGACGACTGGTGGTTCTGTGTCGCTGCGTGTGACCACCAATGACGGGACCGATACGGCGGACAAGGTTGGCGGGGATGTTTACCCGCAGGCAATTACGCCAGGGAACAGCGCCAAGGTTGCGATCTTCCCGCGAGTTACTCTGTACCCGTACAGTTTGCGGTTTAGCATTGTGAACAACGGCGGCGCGACGACGGCAGCCAGCGGCAATGAACTGTATGTGAGGACGTACGGCGAAGAGATCGTCTGATGCCGCGTATGCCTAACATCTACTTGGAGGCACAGTATCAGCAGCGGCTGTGGTCGCCTGCGGTGTTGCGGCCGACGGTATGGCTTGACGCAGCCGACATCTCAACGATTTCGATCGCGACCGGCGTTTCCGAATGGCGTGACAAGTCCAACAACGGCTGGAATGTGGTCCAGGCGACCGCAGGAAATCAGCCAGCATACACTCCCTTGGGGCTGAATGGACTGAGCGTCGTCAATTTCAGCGTTGGGAAATTACTTCAAACGGCGAGCAACTTCACACTAACCGGCGACCCTAATATCACGGCGATTGTTGCTTATCGCAAGACGACAAATACAGAAGGAGCCGTTTTTGGCTGGGGCGGCCCTACCCTTTCGTCCCCAGGGTCGGCTTTTGGTTATTACGACGACGGAACAAATGCGTCCTGGGCATCCGCTGGCGGCGCCAGTTACTCGCATCAAACTCCCATTCCGCAAAATAACGAATGGGGCATCGCGTCGTTCGTAAAACCAGCCGGCGCTTTCACAAACTCTACGTCATTTCGCAATGGTGCGACGTTTTCAGTCAGCACAGGCGCAAACGCTCCAAATATCCTTTCTCAGCCGTTGAGCGTTGGTCGGTGGGCTGACTATGTATTCAACAGGTTTGCAGGAGACGTTGCGGAGTTGCTTGTTTTCTCTTCTGCCTTTGCTTCGCGCGATAGGTGGGGAATTGAAGGCTACCTTTCCTGGAAATGGGGAATCCCCCTCGCCGCCGATCATCCATTCGCCAACCGCCCTCCGCTGATCGGGGACTGAGATGCTCCGGGTACGTGTTCCTCTTCTATCTGAAGTCGCTGGCGGGACAATCGTATCCGCCACCGCGACAGCCACTGGATCATCGACCGCAAGGGCATTCGGCAAGGTTATCGGCGGTGGGGCATCTGTCCCAACGAAATTTGCCCGCTGGGCCTCATACCAGCGCCACCCCGGAACATTCATCCGGCAAGTCTCGCCTGGTGTCTACCTGCGCGCCTCCAAGACTGAGGCGCCGGTCGTTGTCGTCAACGAACGCGAGATCGGCCCGGCAGAGGATGTGCGCGGCGAGCGGTTGGCAGCGATGCTGGCCCAGGGGCTGGACAAGCGCGACGCTCGCAAGATCCGCAAGATCCTACGCCGCCTGGACGAGCCGACGCCGGAACCAGTCAAGTCGGCAGAGGCAGAGAAGCTGATCGCAGAGGTCAATGCTTCAATGCCGAAGCGGGTTTTGGTCGTGGCGGATTCGGTTGACGAAGAGATCCTGGCGCTTGTCGCGTTGGGGATTATTTGAGCGGGGGCGGCTTTATCTCATCTTATCGGTTGTAGGATAAAGGGATCGCAGGAGGTCGCATGGCTAAGACACCGGCATGGCAGCGCAAAGCGGGGCAGAACCCAAAGGGCGGGTTGAACGCCAAAGGTCGCGCCAGTTATAAGGCGCAGACGGGCGGGACGCTGAAGCCACCGCAGCCGGAGGGTGGCCCGCGCAAGCGGTCATTCTGTGCCAGGATGACGGGCATGAAGAAGAAGCTGACCTCGGCCAAGACCGCCAACGATCCCAACTCCCGCATCAACAAGTCCCTCCGTGCATGGAAGTGCTGACATGAAACAGCGGGATATCACCAATTTTGAAACCAACCTTGAGCTATTTTACTTGAGGTGGAATTATGCCAAGGTGCCAATCCTTGAGGCGTACCTACTGCTAAAATACCCGAAGGATTTGATGGAACCTATGGAACAGGAAGTCTTCGACGCAGGCGCAAAGAAAATCTTTGCTTCTTCCGGTGAAGAGATAATGCGGATGCAGAAAGCAATATCTATTGCGGCGCATGTTATTACCGACATGGTTCTGCCAGCCGCGAAGAGAATTAGTGCAAGGAAGTGCTAATATGTCAGACGCATCAAGGCTCATGTATGGGGGAACTGTCTGGCTTGAGGAATCAGTTTACAAGAAACTGGACCCAGGCTTGACAAAGGACGGCATGAAGCGCTTGGAGCGTCTTTTGGAAGAAGTCATTATCTGCGGTCCGATCAGGATTCATGTTTACAAGGGTCATGCAAATGAAAAAGCCAATCTGGGACCGCGAGCGTCCCAAGTCTCTTGGCAAGCCCAAGAAGTTGTCTCCCGCCCAGAAGTCCTCGGCCAAGGCTGCGGCTAAAGCGGCGGGTCGCCCCTACCCCAATCTTGTGGACAACATGCGGGCCGCGAGGAAGAAGTGAAGCTCGACCCTGACGAGATCGAAATGTGGAAGCGCAATCCTGTCACGCAGGAGTTGCTGAAGGCGATCAAGAAAGAAGATCCCATCCACCGTTATCGTGCAGCCAATGATCTCGTCAGTCTTGGCCGCGCCCAGGGATACGACATGGCCTTGCAGAACCTCGGCAGGGCGATCCAGAACCCGGACCTGTTGGTGTGACATGCCCAACCCCATAAAGCTCGCAGAAGCCCTTGAGGTCGTTCGCCGTCAGGGGCGAAACGGCGATACGGAACTGGCGCACATCACGCCGCGCGAATCTGCGATCTTGCGGGCAATGGGCGGTTCTGGGACGGTCAACCCAAAGACCGGGTTGCGGGAGTATTTCGACGGCTACTCGGACGCTCAGCTTGCTGGCGTAGACACGGCTTACGGAGAAGGCGCCGGCATGGGTGCTGCGCCCAGTCCGACGACGCCACAGGGTTCGGAGCAATCGTTTGGTGAACAGGCTCAGCAGGCGATCGGCGGCGCCATCAACAGTTTCCTGACAAGCCCACCGCCAGCCTACACGGGCATGGGCATGATGTACCGTGGGGCTGATTTCCTGGGCCGCAACATCACGCCTGTCCTGGAGTCCTTCCTTGGCCCTGCGTCCCAGGGTGTTGGGTCTCCGGCGATTGTTGGCGGGTTCAACGCTGGCGAACTTGGGCCGACTGGCGAAGAGCGGGGGATGCAGATGGCGTCTGCTGCTGCAACGCCTTCCTTTGCCCGGCCATCGGTTGGCGCAATGCCAAACGAACTGACTCCGTTCCTGACTTCAGGCATGTCGCCGCTCCAGCAGCGAAGTGCGATCGGGACGTTCGGGACTCAAGGGGTAAACCCGGCATTCCGCACAGACGATGCTCGCCGGTACTACGCTTCCTTGCTGGCCCAGGAACTTGTCAGCCCGACTGGAGCTATCAACGAGCAGGCGTATATGCTCCCGGTCGAGCAGCAGTACCTTGGCAGCGTCTTTGGGCGACAGGCATCGACGCCAAGCCAGGCTTTCGAAGCGATCAGAGGGTCTTTGTGAGGAGGTGATCGAAATGATGAAGCAGAAGAAAAAGGGCAAGCGAGGTTGTTGACCGCTTGGGTGATTGCTGAGATGGCGACACCGGCTGGCAAAGAGGCCCCCTCCTCCTTTTTGCCAGCCCCCCCTTACGAACTCTCCCTGAATGTGTATTTTCTACACAGCGCATGAGCGCAAGAGGAGAGCATGAGGACATTAAAACCGCTGTTCGCGCGCGTGGTCGTCCGCGCCGAAACCCTGCAATCGACGGTCAGCACAAAGTACACCGGGCTTGCCAAGATGGGATTCAAAGTCCCGGAGGCCGTGGAGGACAAGCAGATTCCAGACGAGGGCGTCATCGTTTCCGTGGGAGACACCTGCGAGGCGTTGAAGCCAGGAGACCGTGTGCTTTTCGGAAAGTGGGCCGCAAAACCCATCGCTTTCGAGCCAGGTCTCTTCGTCATGCAGGAAGAGGACGTCATTGGCGTCATCCAGGAGGCCGCATGAGTACCGCGAACAGCATTGAGGTTTCGGACGACGAAGCCCCCCAGGCGCCCGTTGCAAAGCCAGCGCCCAAAGCGCCAGAGCCTGCCCCTGCCCCCGCACCGAAGGCTGAAGCCAAGGACGAGGACGGGACGGACTTTGTTGAGATCGAAGACCCCAAGGTCAAGGCCCGGTTCAACCGGCTCTATCGGCACACGAAGGAGGCCAACGAGAAGGCGACCCGTGCCGAGCGGCAGATTTCTCTGCTTGCCGAGCAGAACAAGAAGCTCCAGCAGGCTTTGGAGACGATGTACGCCGGGATGAAGGACGAGAAGGTCCAGGCGGAACTCAAGTCTCTGAAACAGCAGCAGAAGGAGGCTCTTGCGACTGGCGACACGGAGGCGTTTGTCAACGTCAACGAGCGTCTGCTGGAGATCAAGCAGGAGGCCAAGGCGGCGCCTCCGCAGCCTGCTGCGCCCGCTCAGCCTTCAATCAGCGACACCGAGATGAAGGTGTTGAAGAACTGGCAGGACGCTGTTGGCGATGACGACGAGCCGGTTCGCCCCTGGGCTAAGCCGGATCATCCCGAGTTCGCCACGACGCAGGACATGATCCGTCGCGTGGCGGGGTCTGCCGACATGGCGGACGCCTCGATTCGGGAGATCCTGGCAGAAGTCGATCGGCGGATGGCGAAGCTCGCCAAGGTGGATGAGGACGACGACGAGCCTCGCAACCCGGTTCGCCGTGCCTTTGCTGCCCCGCGCAGCAGCCGCCCGGCGGCGCAGGAGCGGAGCAATCTTTCGGCTCAGGAGCGTCTGATCGCCGAGATGATGTTTACGGGTGGACGTGGGGCGCTGGCGAAGAGTGCCAAGGACGCCCACGCCCTGTATCTCAAGCAGAAGCAGGCCCTTAGCCGGGCTGTTTCGGTGGAGGACTGATATGTCTGATAGTGAAATCCTGAATGCCGAGATCGAGCCTCGCGCTCGTGGCAAGGCGAAGCTGAAGAAGGGAAACCGGTCGTGGACCCCGGCAGCGCCTCTCGCAATCAGGAGCAAGGACCCCGCGTCGCGGCTTCGCTGGGTTCATACTGACCCTGCCAATATGCTCAAGAAGCGAGCAGAGGGCTGGGAAGCCGCAGGTCGGCACGATGCTGTCCATGACCGTCCCAACGGTGTGGAGAGTGGTGCCGGCGCTCCTGCCGGTGTGCTGGAGTATCGGGATATGGTCCTGATGAAGATGCCTGAAGAGATGGCGCGAGAGCGGGAGTCCTACTACCGCGAGGTCTCGCAGCAGCAACTTTCAGGTCTCGCGGCAAGGACCAAGAATGACATCCGTTCCAAGACTGGGGCGGTTGTCGATGGTGAAATCAAAATCGATTAGGAGAAATCCTCATGTCCAACGCACCGTTCGGGCTTTCCCCCGTTCGGAACGCTGGTGCTGGCTCGGATCTCCCGACTCGCATGTATCGAGTGACTGCGACGGGAAACACTCAGGGCCTGTTCATTGGCGATCCGGTTCGCTTCAACCCCAATGGCCTCGGCATTGCCCGCCTTTCCGCCAATGCCGCGCCTAACACTCGTTGCCTTGGTGTCGTCGCGCAGATGTTCGATGACAACGGGCGACCGCTGACGTTCTCTCAGCCGACTCGCGGGCCGTTCCTTCCGGCCGCCACGTCTGGCTGGGCGGCGGTCTACGACTCCTCGCAGATCACGTTCATCTGTCAGGTTGACGGTTCGGCGGCTGAGACGCTGATCGGTCAGTATGTGTCGCTGACGGCGGCGACCAACGGCGGCAACACCGCTGCGGGTACGTCGATCATCCAGATTCGCGCGGGGTCGGCTGATACGTCCATCAAGACCTTCCAGGTCGTTGGCGTGTCGCCTACCGAGTCTCGCGGACTTGGCAGCTTCGCCGGGAATGCGGCTTGGGGCAGTACGGACATCGACCTTGAGGTCCGCATTGCTCTGCACTCCCTGACCAGCACCTGATAGGGAGGACATCACATGACGACTGGCACCGCAAATTTCCCTGAACTGCTTTGGCCTGGCATCAGTACGATCTGGGCCGACACGTATCGCCGGTATCCTCCGCTTTGGAACCGGATGATGATCCTGCGCCGCAGCACCAAGGCGTTCGAGAAGGAGCAGGGGATCACCGGATTTGGCCTTGTCGGCCAGAAGACGGAATCGGCCTCGGTTCCCTACGTGGACATGCTCCAGGGCTACCAGCGTGAATACGTCAACCTGACTTATGGTCTGGGGACGATTATCACGCAGGAGTTGATGGAGGACGAGCAGTACAATGTCATCAACAACGTCCCGCGCATGCTGGCTGAGTCGATGCGACAGACCGAGGAGACGGTTTCCGCCTCTGTCTTCAACCTCGGCTTCTCGACCAGCATGCTGGGCGCCGATGGCGTCTCGTTCTTCAATGCGTCGCATCCCAACGTTCGGGGCGGGACGCAGAGCAATCAGCCCGCCGTGGCGTCGGATCTTACGCAGGCTTCTCTGGAGCAGGCGTACATCGACATCATGGGCTGGCTGGACGACGCTGGTCTCCGCATCAACCTCATGCCGGAGAAGTTGCTGGTGGCTCCCACCAACCGGTTCGTGGCTGAGAAGATCCTGGGGACCAAGTTTGCTGTGGGATCGGCTGACAACGACATCAACCCGATGGCGGGTCAGTTGGATCTGGTGGTCAATCCGTTCTTCACGGACCCTGACGCCTGGTTCATCCTCACGAACAGCAACGCTGGCGCCACGTTCTACCGGCGCCGGAACGCTCAGATCACCCGTGACAACGAGTTCGACACGGAGAATCTGAAGATCAAGACGACGGCGCGCTTCTCGGTCGGCGTGACCGATTGGCGATATGCCTACGGGTCGGCGGGCGCCTGAGTTCTGGCGTCCTGGTGACGAGAGAGGGGCGGTCTTCGGATCGCCCCTTTTTTGTAAGTGGCCGCATCCTTGCCGGAAAAGCGGATATGATGCGCCAGTCCTTACAAGGGATTTCCGCACATGAGCAATAAAACGCAGTTCCTCGGGCCTCTTGCGTCCGGTCTGGACACGGGTGCGCCTGCCACCACGACCAAGAGCTATGCTCGGTTTACCACCTGGACCCCGATCACGACGCTGCCCTCTTCGGGCCGTGTGGTGGCGGTCCTGCCCCCGGATGGGGTTCTGTCCGAGATCAATGTCTGGAAGGCAGGGTCTTTCTCTGGCGAGGCATTGTTTCGCTTTGGGACTGTGACGAATGGATCGGACAACCTTGGCACGGTCTCAATCTCCGGCAACGCCATTTACCGCGCCTACGTCAACTCTGCGACGGCGCAGGCAACGTTGCCTTTCGGCCATGCCAGGGTCTCGGCTGACCCGACGCCGATCTTCTTTTCCTCGGCAGCGATCTCCGGGGCAGCCAGCGCCTTGTCGTCGGCGGCTTGGGTTGAGGTCGTCTACACGCGCATCCAGTTGGATGACCGGCCCGACCTTGTCTCCCCTTGGAAGGGAGCCGATACGACCTATCAGGGGCCGATTATTTCGGGCGCTCCGGATGTCGGGATTCCGGCTCGGAACACCTTCGCCTATGTCCAGACCGTCCAGCAGGTTACGGCGCGATCGGCGCCTGTCACGGCCCAGGTTGTGGGCGTCGTTCCTTTCGGCGCTACGCTGAGCGAACTGAACTTCTACGTTCGCACGGGTGTGACAGGCGATGCGGTGGTCCGGTTCTCTGCCGGCACTGACGGCGACAATCTGGGGTCGATTGGGGTCTCGGCGGCAGGCGTGTACCGTGTGGCCCTGACGACGGCAGCCCGTACGCTTTTCCGGGGAATCAACACCGGGTCGGCGCAGCCGGTTCAGATGACAATCGTCTCTGGGAACGGGGCGCTTACGAGCTTTGCTGGCGTTGGCGAGATCGTATTCACCAGGCGCGGCCAGGCGCAGGGGTTTCCCGGTGTCGGGCAGAAGGAGACGGATTTCCAGGGGCCGATTGGGAGCGGGCGGAATACTGGACGGTTCGATGGCCGGGTTGATACTGGCTGGGCGCGTCTTTCGAAAATGACCACGACGATTGCCAGCACCAACGGCGTCGTGTCGGGTCAGCTTGTCGGCTTCCTGCCGATTGGCGCCGCCCTGGTTGAGATCAATTACATCACGGCGACGGCTGCGGCTGGAGAGGCGCTTGTCCGCGCGACGACCTCGCCAACCGTGTTCACCTCGGATCTGCTCGGCTCGGTTTCTGTTTCGGCGGCCGGGTACTATTCGGTGATTGGCGCGACGGCTCCGGTGGCTTTCGGGTTTACGGGCGTCAACCGCGCGGTGGCCGGGGCGACGGCGGTCCCGATCTACATCAACATTGCCGCGACATCTGGCAGTATCGCGGCGCTGAGCGGACAGGCGGCTATCGAGATCGTCTACGCCCGCCTCGCCCCCTCTATTTACGGAGTCTGACATGGCACGTCCCAAAATCTGGCAGCTTGCGATGGCGTCTGGCGACACGACGACCATCTTTTGGCCGACAGACACTTGGGTTTCGACCCAGGAGTATTCTATCGTTTTCCGGCACCCCGGATCGACTGGCGGGTTCATGGAGGGCTGCTCTGCTGCGTGGAGCATTGATCGCGTCCTCGCAACGGGCACGGTCTCTGCTCATTTCATCCAAGTCACGGCATTCACGACGAACTGTCAGGTCGTTCACGAAGACCCTGCGTCGTGCTTCCGGTTCCGGCTTCGTGCGAGTGGCGACGCAATGTTCGAAATCATGGCGATGCAGAGCGGGCCTGAACGGGTCTCCTGATGTATGAGCGCAACCGATACCGGAAGGGGAGGTGGCTGGTCGTTGATGACGAATCCGGCCAAGTCCTCTATTCGGATCAGGTTGTCCGCCGCTGGGATGGGATGTACGTCCGCAAGGATCAGGACGAGCCGATTGACCCGCAATGGTTCATCACATCTCAGAACGATCCGAAGCCGCTGCCGTTTGTCAGGCCCGACGACATCAGCCCTCCTGCTTGCCGCACTCAGCCTCCGTATCAAAGCACGGGCATTTGGGCGCTTGGGATTGGCGAACTGGTCATCGAGCAGAGCTTTCAGGTCTACCCCAACGAGCGGACGCCATTGCGCCCCTTCCCTGGATACAACCTCTATGTTGGCAGCAGCGTCTCCAGCATGGAGATTGGGTGTTCCTTCATTGTCTTCCCTGACGGTCAACCCCTGCCCCCGGTGAACTGATGTCTGAGCAGGACCGCGCAACGCTGAAGCAAGCTTTCGCAACGGGTCAAAGCCCCACCGGCAATGACTTCGCGAACCTCATCGACAGCGCCCTCAATCTGGCTGAGACCGCTTCGCAGACCATCAACAGCCCGATCAACTTTGCGGGCGGCTTTACCGCGGCGTCGCTGTCGGCTGCGACTGTTGGCGGCGCGCAGGGGACGTTTGCCACGCTGAATGCAACATCCGGGACCGTGACGAGCCTTGGAGCGACAACCGCCAGGTTCACGCAGATCGAGTTTGCGGCGGGCGGGACGGCGACGCAGACGGGTGAGAAGACCTCGGCGGTGACGCTGAACGCCATGTGCGGCACGATCACGATGGCGGCGGCGGCGCTGACGGCTCAGTCGTCCGTGACCTTTGCGCTGAAGAACACTCGGATCGCCGCTACGGATGCAGTCATCACCAACATTTCGTCGTCGGCCACGGCTGGCGCCTATGTCGTCCAGGTGAGCAACCTCCGGGCGAACTCGGCCCGACTGTCACTGTTCAATCTCCAGGCGGCTGGTACGCTGTCGGAGGCGGTCCAGATCCGCTTCGCTGTCCTGAAGGCAACCAATACGTGAGGATGACGCATGGCGTCGCCATATCTGACGGTTCTGGAGGTCGTGAATGAGGTTTGCGACCGGATGAACGTGCGCCGGGTGACGGCCACGACCAGCAATCTGTTCACCCGGAATTGCGTCAATCTCATCAACGACATCGTGGAAGACCTCTGCGATTACGGGACTTGGAACGAACTGCAAGCCTCGGCTGCGGTTACGATGGTCTGCGGGCAGTCGGTCTATACGATCCCGACATCGGCGCTGGTCACGGCCAAGCGGTTCGTCCATTCGATCCAGGAGGTCTACGTCTCTGGCCGTATCGCGAGCTTGGAGCCGATCGCTGACAAGAACGAGTTCCGCATGCTCTCCCGGACCTACTCGATCGGGACGCCCAGCAGGTATGCGGTCTACGGTTCCGATGGCGACGGCAACCCTCGTCTGGGCCTGTTCCCGCGCCCTGGGACGCAGTTTGACGGCAACTCGGCCTTTGTACGCTTCCAGGTTCTTCCGCCCCGCTATGAGGCTGGAACCGACGACAACGTGGTCATGCCGTTCCCCGGTCGGGTGATGGTCGCTGGTCTGCATGCGGCGGCGATCCTCGATGAGTCTGGCGGGGTTCAGACCGACCAGTTCAAGGCGGCGCAAGGCAAGTTCTTCGTGCTGCGGAACAACAGTCTTGGCCGGCAGACGGCGAAGACTGGTGAGTTCACGCGCTTTCAGCCCGGCATCTCTACGAGGACTTGATGGGCGAGAGGTTCTACGACATTGCCAAGCGCGGCCTGGCAACGAACTTCACCGAGACAGAAATCCCGGTCGATTACGCCGTCCGGTTCCGCAACCGATTCATCAACACGGCTGGCGGCGCGGAGAAGCGGCCTGGTTATGTTCAGGTCAGCGGGGATCTCCCCACGGCTGGGACTGTCACCGGACTGCATGAGTACGTTGACAACGATGGCAACGAGACCCTGTTTGCATCAGCAGATGGGATCATCTTCCGGCGGGTGACGGACGGGTGGACGCAGGTCCATGCCTTCACCACGGCGGCGCGAGTTCGGTCGATCCAGTTCGGCAGCAAGTTGGTGTTCTGGAACGGATACGATCGGCAGGTTGGCATTGACAGCGTGTCCGGGCAGTTTGAGCGCCTGGAAGCAGTCATGGAGCAGGGTCTGTGCGCGGCGGGGACTTCCGCTGCTGCCTTGACCGACGCCGACATCGTGGACTGGACGGCCTCGACCTTTGTCACGACCGGCGACATCGTGTTCAATGCCACGCGCGGTTCGTATGGCATTGTGACAGCGGTTACGTCTGCTCGGGTGTCTCACACGCCCATGTCGGCAGCGGCGCTTGGCTTTGGCAGCACGGTTGTCAGCGGGGTCGGGGGCGAGCCGAGTGTCGGGGACGCATACAAAATCTACGACACGATTGAACTGAACGTTGTCAACGTCAATGGCGTATTCGACAACGTGGCGACGGTTACAACCTCCACGGGGTCGGGGACGTTTGTTGCGGTCTCGGCAGATCGGGTGGCGAACTGGCTGACGACAGAGACGCGCCCTGGGGACGTCCTGCACAATACGACCAGGAACGCGGCCACGTTCATTTCGTCGGTTACGTCTTCCGGCTTGTTCCTGTCTCCTGGCATTCCGACGATGGTCGCCGGGGATACGGTGACGTTCCACAAGTCGGCCATGCCGATCGCGTCCTTCATCCATGTGCATTTTGGCCGGGCTTGGATGGTCGATGCGCGGGACCGGCGCACAATCGTCGCCAGCGGGGTGGACGACATCCTCGACATGACGGTGGACTCCGAGACGTTGGAGGCCAGGACGCTGAACATCGGAACGCAGCAGGACGGAGCCGATACCGTCAAGGCGATGGACAGTTTCCAGAACTTCCTGGTTGTCGGCACGGAGCGGGCGATCTACGCCTATCGTGGGACCAACCCGACAGAACTGGCGCCAGCCGGTCTGTTCCCGCAGGGCGTTGTTGGCCCTGATGGGTTTGTCAACACCGGCAACGATGTCGCCTTCGTGGGTTACGACGGGTTGCTGAGCATTAGCCTGCTGATGAACACGAACAATCTCCAGCGGTCGAACCTGTCGGAGCAGTTGAAAAACACCCTGCGAGGCATCATCCGCGATGTCGTTCGGCAGAACCCAGCGGAGCCTGACATCCAGGTTGTCAACTACCAGAGGCGGTCCTGGATCATCCTGAAGATTGCCAGCAAGCTCTACATCTACAACTACAGCAACTTCCTGGGGGACGACGGTCGGCTGTTGGCTGGGGCGAGTTGGGCTGACTTTGACGGTGCGATCGGCGCGCAGCGGGTCATGTCCGTCAGGAACAATTCGGACCTGATCCTGGGCGGCGCTGGCGGCAAGGTCTACACGTTCGACCAGGGCACGTACACGGACGCCGGGCAGACCTATTCGACGGAGTACGTCACGGGCTGGTTGACGTTGGAGGAGCCGCGGAAGACGACGCGGATGAAGATGGGGAGTTTCATCATCCCCAACTATCAGGTCGGCGGCGACGTGGTATATCGGATTGAGGCAACTGGCGATTACGACATGCTTTCGCTGGATTCTGTTTCGGTGACGGCGCGTGAGGACATCGGGGGGCGGCCTATCGGGGTTTACACGATTGGCTCTGTCCCGGTCGGAACGGCGCAGACGATGGGCCAGAAGACGCCATTGCGGTGGCGGGGCAAGTCGTTCCGGCTTTCGTTCACGACAGAAGACGCAGCGGGGCCGGATGTTCTTGCTGGCTTCGCGGTGTACGCAGAGATTCTTGGGAGACGCTGATGGCTTTCTCTTTCCTTCGTGACGCGCTTGGGCTGGCCGGTGGGGCCGCTGCGGTGGGTTCAATGTTTGGACTGGGCGGGGGTGGAGAGTCAAAGGCCACACGCCAGGCGGCTCAGAGGCAGGCAGCGATTGCTGAAGCCTTGGCTAACCCACAAAGTCCCATGTTCCAGCAGGCTCGGGAACAGGCGATGGAGCAGAGCCGCACGGCGCAGGCGCAGATGCTGCGGGATCTGATGGGGCAGCAGGCTCGCCAAGCGCGGCGCTTCCAGGCTGGTGGGGGGACGGCTTTCTTTGCCCGCAACCCTCGCCGGGACGAGGAGATTTCGCGCCGTCTGATGGAGATGGGGCAGAACGAGCAGGCGAGGGCAGATGCCGCTGCTCGCGCGCAGTTGTCTGGCGCCGCCGGGGCATATGGAACTGCCATGCAAGGCTATGATGTCGCCGCTAGGGCGCGGCAGCAGCAGCGAGCGGCTCAGTTGTCTGGTCTGGTTGGTGGCTTGTATGGAGCCGGAGAGATTCTTGGTAGGTTGCCGCTGATGGGGAAGGAGACGCAAGGTCCGGTGCAGGGAAGCGTCAATGATCCTCGCCCGCAGAGTTTGTTTGGAGACATTTTTCAGCGCAATCCATTTGTCCAGTTTAGGGGCTGACAATGGCAAGCACCGTCCAGGTCGGACAAGGATACGGGCCGCCGGTTCCTCCGTATGACAGTAGGGTTGGCTTGCCAATGGTTGGCGCACCCCCTGGACCTCCGATGGCCGGCCCGGCAGCCATGCCGGAACCGCCGCCACCGCCGCCACCTGCTCCACCTGAGTCGCAGCCGGACATCACGCCCGCCGATAGGATTGCAGTTGAGTCCGCGTTGTCTGATGCTGCGAATGTCGGGGCGCAAGGGGCTGCTCGGCCGTCTATGGCATCTGAAGCTCAGCAGCGGGCGACAAACATCTCGCGCATTCTTGAGCAG